GACAATGCAAATGCTGGGTGGAGTCGTATCAACGATAACGCTAGTGGTGGTGCATGTACTTGTACGAAGAGTACGATTAGCCGTACTGTAGGAGGGCTGGAACTACCAAGTCTCCAGTTTAACCTAGAGCTAGGTCTGGGGCAAGGTCTTAATCTTGCCGCACTCATAGCTTCAGCTAACGGACTCTTTCCCCAAAAACGGAATTTTCATCTCTGATGAAACCCACTTAAGAGGTATATCCAATGTTTACACTTACTACCCCGATAACGGGGGCTGCGCAGACAGGCCTGACTGCACCTACCTATACATTGATTTCCGACTTGGCTCCCGATAATAATGGAAGACAAGTTGCAATCAGTGCTTTAGGCGGGACGCAAGCTGGCGTTACAGTGCATTCTGTGGCTTCGCCCTTTACCATTACGTTCACTCGGCCTCGTGTTTTCAAGCAGCTTGGAAAACCGAACCCGACGACCGGATTGATTAAGGACGTCCCGAGAAATACGTTCAAGCTCATTACCCGTAAGGGTGTGACGCCTCTCGCGAGTCAGCCATTCGTTAACCTACAGATCACGACTATTGTCGATGTTCCTGCGGGTTCCGATACGTATGACTCAGCTAACATTCGAGCGGCCCTTTCAGCACACATCGGTGCTCTTAGCCAGCAAAGTGCTGGCGCCGGAGATACCCTTGTGAACGGAGTCGTCTAAACAACTTCTTCGTTTGCTGATTAGTTGAACATACGGGAGCTACTATGCGTGATTACGCTAGCGTTCTACCTGTCTTACTCGAAGCTGATCTTTTCAGTGCTGGTTGGTGTGGGAGTTTATCCCCATATCCTGGAATCTCGTCAGAGCAATTTGCTATGGGAGCGCTTCGTAGGTCTCTGCTGAAGAAGTTCATTAGCAGGAATACTGAAGAAGCGGCTAATTCCAGTGCATTAGAGTTATTTCTAAAGATTAACTCTGAATGTGCGACATGGTTCATGGACTCCAGCAGCACTACCGAGATCGAAGCTATTGCCCTAGGTGAAGCGAAAGATTTTATCTATCGTTTCTTTTATCCAGACAATGAGAATGAGTTTACACCCATTCTCTCTCTGTTAACGATATCCGAGGGCTTTGGCTTTGGTAACGGTGCAAACATTGGAGTAAAGACTACTGACTTTCTTTCTAAAGTTGGTACTTCCTCCCTTGCGAGCACTAGCTCAGTTCTGTACGATTATTTCGCACAGGCAATATCTAACGACCCTATCTGGTCTGACTTAGAGTCTATCAGACTTGAGCATCGGGGAGTCGATATTGTTCAAGGAAGCCGCATGTCTTTTGTACCTAAGACTACGGAAATTAGCAGAACCATATGTACCGAACCCTTGCTAAATATGCTTTTTCAGCAAGGTATAAAGACGGTTTTAGAAAGACGGCTACGCCAAGTCAGTGGAATAGACTTGACCAACCAGCAATCTAAAAATCGAGCTTTAGCTCGGCTGGGATCCTTATACGGTGGATATGGTACTATTGACTTATCCTCCGCTTCGGATTCTATGTCTCTCGGTCTGGTTCGTGAGTTCTTTCCTTCCAACGTTGTTCGTTGGTTGGAGTTAACTCGCTCGCCAGTTACCACTCTTCCGAGTGGCTCCGTTGAGAAGTTACATATGGTGTCTAGTATGGGAAATGCTTTTACCTTCCCACTCCAGACAGTTTTCTTTCTCTGCATAGTCTACGGCGTCTATCGAGCGTATGATATTCCTTTCATGCGTCCGAGTCGGCGTTCGCTTGGCAACTTCGCCGTAAATGGCGATGACATTATAGTGGAAGACCAGGCTTATGACCTAGTCTGTAAACTACTTGTCAAATGTGGCTTCAGCGTTAATGTAGACAAGTCCTTTAATACGGGACTTTTCCGCGAGTCGTGCGGCCGTGATTATTTTCACGGTCGCAACGTTAGAGGCGTTTATTTCAAACGCCTTGACACGCTATGCGACAGATACTCTGCCATCAACCGTTTGAACGTCTGGAGCGCCGAGCATGGAATTCCTTTACCTCACACTGTCGGTTTTCTTCTTAAAGGGACTAGGTTTTTGCCTATACCTTTTGATGAAGACGATAGTGCTGGTATTAAAATCCCTTACAGAGCTCTTCGTCGCGTGGATCGTTGTCGTCATACTAACGGTATTAAATACCGATACTATGAACCGATAATCCCTGCGATCTTAGTTGATGACGTCACTCTGCAGAAGAAGCTTCGTGGCTGGTTTAACAACCAACCTGCGATTCTTCTATCTGCATTGGCAG